GAGCCTCAGTGGTCTGAACCCTACTGCCTTTTAGGATTACTCAATTTTAATCGGAAAAGATATCGGCAGGCGATTCACTGGTATGAAGTTGCCGCAAGCATCAAGAGGCCCAAGGAACTGCTCTCTTCATTCAGGCCCAAATATTATACCTGGCTTCCACATCTTCAGTTGGGCCTTTGTTATAATGCCATCGGAGACATGTATAAGGCCTATGAGCACAACAGGGTCGTTCTTAAATACAGGCCACAGGATAAAAGTGCTCTTAACAACGATGCCATCCTTGGTCCAGCCCGGTTCTATGACCAATATAAGAAGGATGGACAGGGTAAGAAGCTGAATCTTGGATGTGGTAATAAGCCCATAGAGGGTTATGTCAATGTTGACATATTCAATGGGCCCTCTGTCGATGAGGTGTTCGAACTTGACAAGATACCCTACAAAGCTGAAACCATTTCAGCCATAAGCTCTGAACATGCACTGGAACATCTTCCTCATGATTCCACACGGCCTACATTACAGGAATGGTTCCGGGTACTCATGCCGGGTGGTGAGCTGCATCTGAAGATTCCTGATTTGGAGCTCTGTTGTCGGGAATACATTAATGCTCCTATTAATGATCCCAACTTTTTCAAGACGAAATGCTGGTTCAAGTGGACCCTATTTGGTGCTCAGAAGGGTCAGAATGGAGAACCGGATGAGGCCCAGTTTCATAAAATAGGGTACTCAAAAGACGAGATGAGAATGATCCTGACAGAAATCGGATTTATTGTGGAGTCCATTACAAATTACAATGGATTTGGTACACCCTCCATGGAGATACGGGCATTCAAACCCAAAAAGGGTCCACGGATAGCCTGGGTGGCTCCAGAGAATTGGGAAGCTGCTCAGACCCGTATCAGAGTTCTGAACATTAACAAATGGCTGGCTACTCAGGGATGTTTCTCCAGAGTCGTTGACTATGAGAGTGCGAGAAATTATGATACAGTCATAGTTGGTAAGTCTTTCAGTGAGCCGGACTACAAAGCGATTCAGAATTTGAAAAGCAAAGGTAAGAAGATTTATGTAGATTTATGTGAGGACATCCTTGAATATCCTTGGGTCTCGGATATTTTGAAGATATCTGATAAGGTCATTTGCTGTTCACATGTGCTTGAAGAAAAGGTACAGTCCATCAATCCACGCACCATGGTAATAGAAGATGCTTGGGAGACAGCATGACAGATGTTGTAGACCTGCGCCGGTCAGCTGAGGATTTAGAAAAGAAAATGAAGGCATGTTCGGAAGTAAAAAGTTACAAAATAGAAATCGTACCTGATGACATGAAAATCATCCTAACAGCACGACTCACTGATGGTAGAACGCAAAAACGAATATTCAGGCACAAATGATTTACCTGTCTGCCGGTAGATAGAAATATGGATCCCGCCGGGGGAGAAACGCCCCTTAAAGTCTATTGGTTTGGCTATGGTGGTTCTTCCTATTTAGCGGAAGAACTACGCCCGCTTATACAATCCCTTGGAATGACTCTGACGACCGTCCATGAATGGGACACTGCTAATGTCAAATGGCAGCGATCGACCTGGCTGGAGGAAATCAAGAAAGCCGACATCATCATTATTCCTACCAACTATACCAAACAACCGGCTAAGAGTAACAACCGTCTGACACAGTCCATGGCTATAGGCAAACCGGTTGTCTGTTCTCCCCTGGACTCATATCTGCGTATCGAAAAAGAAAATCCTGGATGCTGTCTGTTTGCCAAGACGCCCGAGGAATGGAGAGACTGTCTTACTAAACTTAAAGATGAACAGTTTAGAAAAGCTGTGTCAGAAAGAGCTCTTGAGGCATCGAAGAAATATTCTGTTGAGGCAATAGGTACGAAATGGCTGAAGCTTTTTACAAACTTTGATTCGGTTGATATCATCATCCCCACCTATAATAATCCTGAGTGCTTGAAATTGTGCGTTGAGAGTATCCGAGCCTGTACAGACGACACGTATCAGATTATTGTTGTGAACAACGGCACAAATGAAGAAACAGATAAATATCTCAGCGACCAGAAAGACATCAGACACCTCAAGACAGGGAGACTTAACTTCTCTCAGGCTATTAATAAGGGCATTGAGGCAGGGTCCAGCACCTACGTGTGTCTTCTGAATGATGACACCATTGTATCAAAGGGATGGATGCGGAGTCTCCTGACAATGGCCGATGAATCTATTGGGGTCCAAGGGGTATTGTCGAACTGTGATAAGGGATGGCTCCATACCTACGACTTGAAAGTGGCTGGAGTCGATTTGCTCCCTGGCGTAAATACGCTTGAACAAATCAGGCCCATCATTCCCCAGCTCTATGACGGTGTTAAGAATCCAGGTCCAAGGTTCATCGATCGTGAATGGGTGGCGTTTTACTGTGTTCTGATACCCCGTAAGATTATTGAGAAAGTCGGGATTCTGGATGAAGGATTCACGAATTCCGGAGAAGATGTTGATTACTGCCGACGTGTTCGGAAGATGGGCTACAAGGTTGTTCAGAACTATGAGTCCTTTGTGTTCCATTTCGGTGCTGTAGGGCGCAAGATTCTGGAGTCCGAGGACAAGGGGTCATATCAGAAAGCGGATCAAAAAACACAATCCTATCTAAAGGATAAGTGGGGTAAAGAAAGTGTTGTTATTTACACAGGTCCTTCATGGGAACGGTGGGATTTCAGGAACGTAGACGCAGGCGGTATTGGTGGGTCAGAGACCTGGGCCGTGTGGCTGGCTCGAGAGCTTGCAAAGTTGAATTATCGGGTGACTGTTTTTGCTGATTGTCCTGAGTCGGGTGCTCAGGATGGGTCAGTCAGATATCTGCATTACACACAATATCCGGGCTATATCGAACAGAACTGGATAGACTATTTCGTTTCATCCCGGACGACAGACCCATTTGATTTACCTGTGCGGTGTGGAAAAGCTTTCGTGCAGATTCATGATGTATGGTTGCTGTCAAACAAAGACAAGCTGTATCTGGATAAGGTTGATAAGTTCTGTGCATTGAGTCATTGGCATAAAGACTTCGTAAAGGGTTATCACAAGATTCCTGAGGACAAGCTTTGTCTGACTTTTAATGGGATTGATTTTACCCGGTTTGATGCGGTACAGGTTGAGAGGAATCCATATCGTCTTCACTGGTCCAGTTCTCTGGACAGGGGCCTTGATAATGTCCTGTATCTCTGGCCACACATTAAAAAGGAGATACCCCAGGCTGAGCTTCATGTCTTTTACGGGACCTATAACTGGCGAAAGAACGCGGAGCAGAAGAACGACAAAGAGGCCCTGAAGAAGATTGATGCACTTGAAGAGCAGATGAAACAGCCGGGGGTCTTTGACCATGGAAGGATAGGGCAAAAGGAGCTGGCTGTGGAGTGGAAGAAAGCCTCTTTACTGCTCTACCCATCTTGGTTCTCAGAATCCTTCTTTATCGGTGGGATTGAGGCTCAACGGGCAGGGGTCCCTGTCATAGCCAACAAGTATGCAGGGGTCACGACGACACTGGGCGATTCTGCCATCCTATTGGGTAATGGAGACGCTTGGTGGCCTTATACGCAGGAGGGTAGGGAGAAGTTCCTCCAGGAGACATTGTCGATTCTAAAAGACAGAAAACGCTGGCAGGAGTGGTCTGACAGGGGTTTTGCTAATTCTGAGAAGTATTCCTGGTCTAATGTCGCGAAGAGGTGGGTCGAGATTTTTAAATCGTAGGTCCTGTTTCTAATTTTGAATAATCTATTAATATCGAGGACGTATTTACTATGAATGATGTACTATCCGTCTTTGGATTAGGCAAGCTGGGTTGTACAATGCTGGCCTGTTTTGCACATAAAGGCTGGCAAGTTATAGGTGTAGACATTAACAAAGATTTCGTAGACAGGATTAATGCAGGGGAATCTCCGATATATGAGCCAGGTGTTGCGGATCTCATTAAGAACAATAAAGAGCGTATACTTGCCACGACGGATCCGAAGACGGCTCTTGAGAAGTCTCTGGTAAGTTTCGTTATTGTTCCCACGCCGAGTTTAAAGGATGGGTCCTTTTCAACGGAGTATGTTGAGAAGGCTGTGACTGTTATTGCTTCTGCCATGCGTAGAACAGAGGACCCCTACAGGGTGATTGTCATTACGAGTACTGTTCTTCCTGGGGACATGAACAGAATCAATCAGGTCATCGAGAATGTCTCTGGTAAGAAGTGTGGTGTGGACTATGGGCTTTGTTATAACCCCGATTTCATTGCTCTGGGTAAGGTGGTGCATGACTTTCTGAACCCGGACATGATTCTGATAGGTGAGTCTGATCCGAAGGCGGGAAAGATTGTTGAGGACATCCACAGGAATCTGATAGACAAAAGAAGTCCTGTTCACAGGATGAACTGGTGGAACGCTGAGCTTGCCAAGATAACTCTGAATACTTATTGCGTGATGAAAATCAACTTCGCTAACATGATTGGTGAGATTTGCGAGCAGATTCCGGGGGGTAATGCCAGGACTGTTCTCACTGCAGTCGGGGATGATACCAGGATAGGGCGGAAGTATTTCATGCCTGGGCTGAGCTCTGGTGGCCCCTGCTTCCCACGTGATGCCCGTGCGTTCATTCAGGCGGCGGATCGGTTTGATGTTAAGGTGCCTTTGGCAACAACTATTGATGAATTCAATAACTATAACAAGACCCATCGCATACCCACACTGGTCATGGGCCTGCTTCGTGAGAAGAACACGGACAAGTTATCAGTTCTTGGTCTGACGTACAAAGAGAACACGACTCTGGTGGAAGAGTCCGCTTCGATCACGATGATTAAGATTCTTTGTCGTCAAAACGTCAACATCAAAATCTATGATCCGGCAGGTATGGATGAAGCTCGTAAGGCGCTGGAAGGGTCACCAGTTGTTACTTTTTGTGAGACCATTGATGAGTGCCTCAGGGACAATGAGGTGTGTTTCATAGGAACTCCCTGGCAGGAGTTCAAGAAACTTACTGCTGAAGATTTTAGTGTTATGAAAAATCCCACCATCCTCGATGCCTGGAATCTCTACGATTTTAACAAGCACGATGGGATAGATTACCGAGTCATAGGCAGGAATTTTTCCAGAAAGTAGATCATCCATGAAAAAGGCGCTCGTCTGTGGTGGTCATGGGTTTATCGGTCATCACCTTGCCAGGCATTTGAAGAGTCTGGGGTATTGGGTTCGAACGGTTGACATTAATGACTATGTGTATGGGGACCTGGATGTAGATGACTATGTCATTGGGGATTTGTGTGATGCGGAAACATGTAATTGGGTAACAAGAGATCCAGACGGTAAACCTTTCCATGAGTGTTACCAACTCGCGGCTTGTTATGATGACCAAACTGAAATTCTTTCAGAGGACGGATGGAAGTTATTCAAAGATTTGAAGAATGAAAAGGTGGCTACTCGTACCCGTGAAGGTGTTCTGGAGTGGAACAAACCCACGCAACATATCAGTTATAGATACAAAGGTGAGATGATTCATGTAACAGGGAGATCAACTGATCCTTTAGTTACACCAAATCACAGGATGTTTGTCAAGAGACCATTTCGGAAAGATTTTGAGCTACTAGAGGCTCGCCAATGTAAGAAAGTCCATTATCGTTATTGTAATAGGTCAGGATGGATTGGTGTAGAGACGGATCGTTTCACTATCAAGACCGATAAGAAATACAGAAAAGAAACCTTCAAAAAGTTTGACTTTCAAATGGATGAGTTTTTGGAATTTCTCGGCTATTATTTATCAGAAGGATCAACGTGTTCTAAGAAAAACAGGACGTTTGTTATTCATCTGGCTAATAAAGACCCCGTGTTAATAGAGAAGATGTTTCGAGTATGTCAGAAACTTGGATACAATCCATATAGGGATCGTTCAACATCGATGGGGGTGAGCTTCTGTTCTCAAGTCATGCTTGATTATCTTTTCCAATTTGGACTTGCTCCAGATAAGTTCATCCCTACTAAAATCAAGAATCTCTCTAAGAGACAACTTAGTATTCTCTTCAACGCTTTGATGTCCGGAGATGGAAACAGTGATGGTAGAGCCTATAACACTACTTCCAAGAGATTGGCGGG